TATTTTGATAATCGACATTATTTAATGCGTGACCTTACTTTAATTAAAGCAACCCAGGATATTTTAAAAACTAAAGAGTGTGACTGGGCGAATTTATCATGGGGAGAATTTTTACACAGCGACGAACTAAAACCCAAATATGATATTGCTAATAAATCTCAAAAAATAACAATGATGAAAGAATGGAGAGCTCAGTGTAAAAATATATATAAAGGCGGAGAAATTCCAAAATATATTGACAACAATGATATAATAACATTATACCAATCAATTTTTAATGATTTTAGTGGCGTGTATAAATGGTTTCGCACAGAATGTCTAGATGAAGACCGGCGTGTTTCTCCAGGAAATGATTTACATCCTATGCCAAGTGAAGCACTGATGTTTCTAGATTGGGTATGGCCTGATAATTTATTAAGTAGTAAAGCTAGAAACTATGCTAATAACTGGGTTCATTCGGGCCACGCAATGCCACGGCCAACAGTGATTAGGTTATAGTATTATTAATAACCAGCTAAGTGACCTATACCAATTTTATTACGGAAATCATCAGTAAATGTTCCGTCAACTCGGATACTGAATGATTGTACAATTGCCCTGCCACCGTTATGCCAATCTTGATCATTAAAGAACAATGCGTGTGATGTGGTCTCAACTTTGTTATCAGTATCAGGATCCCATATATAAAATGGCTTGCTTATTTCAGTACGCAAGTGTATAAATTCGTGACGATGATCAAAGTATGTAGTTTCTTCAGGATATATTAAATCTCGATGCATAGCAGTTAAACCGTCATGTTCTGCTTTAAAGATAATAATGCGTCCTAAATGTGTAAAGACGCTAGGAACTAATTTTTCTAACCATTGTTTTAATTCAGGAAAAAATCTTGCATCTGAAGTCCATGCCTTTTCTTCAAACCTAGTTTCCCAACCACCTTCTTCTGTTTTAAGAAAAATAAACTGATACGGATCGTATGCACCTAATGCTAATTTTAGATACAATACAAACTGATCTCTGTTTTTCCATTCGCCTATTTCTCGGCCCGCTATTCTGATTTCGTGGTCTTCGGGAAGTGCAAAGTATTCATCTACTGCTTGGAATGTTGGTTTGATTGTAAGTTTGTATGCATTGTCAAATCCGCCAGGCCGCACAACATTACCTTCTTTCTTATTTTCTGACAACACTATACCTTTGCATATTCTGTAATGCAGTTTTTTCAAACCTTCAATATCTAAAAACGGATCAAGGTTAATGTATGGTTGAGAATTTATTCCGCGGATCATAATAAAGGATAACTAGTATATAATAATATTTATTTGAAAATCTATGACAAACCTTGCAAAGTGGGATCTTTATTACAACTTAGAAGGCGACCAACCGGTCCGAGCTAATTTAGTGTACACACCTTACATCAGTCCAGATCAAAAGACTATTTGTATGAGCTTTAATCGAGATATTGCATATCACAAATATCCTGAAGAAAATGTTATGTGGACCGAAGAGCTTCTTTCAGACAGATTTAATAAAGAATTAGAATTTCATAAACTGGCTAGTATGACAATGCCAACACTTAGACTATTGGATGCAGACACTACTAAACGAGAAGTTTACTTTGAATGGCACGGTGCTGACTTCTTTATGCAAGGATTAGCAGCTGGCGGCTATGATAATGTACTACCCGACTGGCAAGAACAATGGTTGTCGTTAATTGAAAAAATGTGGGCAGCAAATATTTACAAAATTAGCTTACATCCAAACAGCTGGATTGCACATGACGGCAAACTCATTCCGTTTAACTGGTTCTTTTGCTATCATAAAAATAGCAGTCCTGTTACTGTACAATCATTACTTCTGCAAATTAGTTCAGGCCGGCAAGAGAAGTTAGCAGGTATCGAATTGGAAACTCCATTCACTCCTATTCAGTTACAGACTATTGCATTTAACAGCTTCAGGCAAAATTATCCTAAAGAACTAATAGAGAAATCAGTATGCCGTATAACGTAATACTTTTTACAGATACTCCTAATCCTGAAAACTTTACTAGAGGATACGGTGCTTACAGAATTGCAAGTGAAATTCGTAAACACGGATACACAGTACTTACTGTTGATTTTGCCAGTGCGTTGGATGAAGAAACTTTTGCTGAGATATTAAATCGTAGTATAAGTTACGAAACGCTGGTAGTTGGATTTAGTACTACATGGTTCCCATTCCGTAGTAAAGATGTAAAAAACGATAGATTCATACTAGGAGAAAAAAGTTTAGAAATTAACCCAAGATGTGATTTTGATCCGATAACACAGCACTGGTATGCTAATAGTTTAGCATATCGAATTGGGAAAGGTGAGCTTGAGGTATTTGCAAATCTTATAAGATCTCGGAATCCTGCTATTAAGATTGTCATTGGTGGCGCCAAGGCCAACGAATACATCTATGAAAAATATGTTGATAATGTGTTTATCGGCTACAGTGAAAATCAGATTATAGATTACCTCAAAAAGAAACGTATATTCAATAAAATTATTAATTATGATATTAAAGCACTGTCCGGAGAGTTTGATTTTAATACTAATACTACGGAATATGTAGACACTGATTGTTTGATGTCTGAAGAATTATTAACTATGGAATTTTCTAGAGGATGTATTTTTAATTGTACATTCTGTTCATTCGCACACCGCGGCCAAGATACTCGAAACTTTGTCAAGTATCAAGAAACAATTAAAAAAGAATTAATGGATAACTGGACTAAATGGGGAATTTATAAGTATACAATCACCGATGATACATTCAACGATTATACTGAAAAATTAATATTAATAAATGAGGTTATCCAAAGTTTACCATTTAAACCTGTTTTTACATGGGCATATTGTCGATTAGATTTAATAAGTCGAAATCCAGAACAAGCCCAATTGATGAAAGATATTGGAATTAAGGAAATTTATTATGGATTAGAAACTTGGTGTGAAGCAACATCAAAATCCATTCGAAAAGGCGGCAGTCGTGCTAAAAAGATAGAAGGCATGCGTATTGCCAAGGAATGTTGGGGAGATGAAATTTCTATTTCAGCAGGCATTATTGTTGGTCTACCTAACGACACTGTACATAGTATACAGGAATCCGTAAAATGGTATATCGAAGAAGGACACTTGTATATTGATCGTCTTAAGTATGTTTCTTTAATGTTGCGTTCTTATAACGAAACTTTTGATTATCAGTTTCTAAGCGATATTGAAAAAGACCCAATACAATGGGGATATACTTTTGAAGATGGCGGTAATGAATTTCACTGGACTCGTAAAGATGCTGGCGATATTAATTCGATGAGCCAAGCAGATATAATTATGTTGGAAAGCAACAAGAGAGTTAATCCTTACTATAATAAAAAGTCTAAAGGTAACTGGATGAATATTTATAAATCGTACGATTTGGACTACTCTAGTAAATCTCAAAGCGAGCTTTTTGTAAATCATACACGCACCCATTATTTTCCAACACTATTAAATAAAATATAAGGAATGCAAGTGTTTTATCAAACACTAACTGAACTCCAAATAGAAAATACATCTATTTGTAATGCTGCCTGTCCTATGTGTCTAAGAGAGCATACTCCTGACAATAAATCCTGGTTTAAAGAAACATACCTCAGCACCGATTTTTTTGCTAACAATATTCCTATCCATATTTGGAACGAAGTTAAACATATATTATTTAACGGTGTTCTGGGCGATCCGTGTGCAGCACCTAACTTTTTAGATATATGTCAATTTATCAAGCAACAAAATAACAACATACGAATTACAATCTCCACTAACGGTGGCCTTCGCAATACAGAATTTTGGAAGCAACTTGCCGTGATACTAGGCCCTGAAGATATTGTAATATTTGCCATAGACGGATTAGCAGACACAAATCATATATATCGTGTAAATGTTAATTACAATAAAGTTATAACAAATGCAACAACATTTATTAAACACGGCGGCACTGCACATTGGCAATTTATTAGTTTTGCACATAATGAACATCAATTATTAGAGGCAGAGGCAACATCAGTAAGTATTGGATTTAAACAGTTCGTAATCAAACCATCTTACAGATTTATTCTAGACGAAATGACAGGTGCACAGCATTTTGGCAGTGATAATGTTTTGCTAAAACCGCCTGTTGGTAACACTGTACATAAACTAATACAATTTAAACAAAAGAAATTTACTGTGGAAGAATGGCAAAAAAGTTCTAATACAAGTAAAATTAATTGTTATGCAATACACAACAATAGCGTATACATAGATCACTTAGGAAGATTGTTTCCTTGCTGTCCATTAGCTAGTGGCATGATGGTAAGACGGACCGTGCATTCATTTAAAGACGGCTGGGATAATCTATGGGAACAATATGGTAAAGATAAAATTAATCTACATATAACTAAATGGGACAGCATTATTGAAGGAGAATTCTTCAAAGGCGTGAAGGATAGTTGGGACAAGGACTACTCGTCGGGTAGGTTAGCAAGCTGTGCTGGCACCTGTTCTAACTCTGACTTAAAATTTAATCATAAGGCAGTATAATGTCTGCAATACATTTACCCAAACACAATTTAACATTTATACACATTCCTAAAAATGCAGGATCAAGTGTTGTTGATTGGTTATTGAATAACTTTCAAACTGATATAATTAATGGCCATCCAAATTTGAATATGATCAAATGTCATTGGGATGTCAAAGAGACATTCTCCATTGTGCGTAATCCATGGGCTAGAATGGTAAGTGCATACTTCTATTTAAAACAGTATGGATTTTATTGGGAAGATAATAATATAAAATCTATAGATGATTTTCCAACATGGGATTCATTTATTGATAGATTAGATTATGATACTAAAAGTTGGAACTCATTAAGTACTAATCAGTGCGAATGGATTCATCCTGGCGTTGACTATTTGTTAAAGGCAGAAACTCTTACAGAAGACTTCAAACTAATACAAAGTTTGTTAGGATGCAGTGAGCCACTGCCATTTATCAATACGTCAACACACGACAACTATAAGTTATATTACACAGATATGCAAAAAAATAAAATAGCAAGTATCTTCAATCGAGACATCGAATTATACAAATATTTGTTCTAACGTTGCAGTCCTATTATCATAAATCTTGTATATAACGGTAAGTTCATCTCTCCAGCCCATATAACATTAATGTTGCATTGTTTTTTAAATTCTTCTAAATCTGTTGCTGTTCTAATATGCTCAGGTATATTGTAGTTGTTACTTTGTAAAACAAGCAAACTGTTATAAGGCATACCTGATTTCCACAAGTCAAATTGATCCTGCGTAATATGTTCACAACTTGTGTTAATAATAACATCAGCATCACTGCGTAGTGTACACATATCTGCTGTTACAGCACGAAACCGACCTTCTATTTCTTCGCCTTTGTTCATCATGGCAGCAATAGCTTCGCAAGATGGGTCTATATCAATTGAGCGAATACTTTTAACTGTTATCTCACTTTGAAATAGCATACTAGCTAAGACTCCTACCCATCCGCCGTATATATCAATACTAACAGGATTATGTAATCTATGCCTTAGATTTTTTATTAACCATTCTTTACTATTAAGTTGCCCGCTCCAAAATGCATCCATGGTACGCAGGGGATCTGGACTTTGTCGGATAGCTTGCATCCAGTAGTGTAGGTGCTCAGTATCAATTAACATATATTGGTATTATCTTATTCTTTGTTGTAAAATCTACTTTGCGTTTAGGCATGTTTGTTTCAAAACCACACCAGCATCCATTTTGCGTACAAATCACCGGAACGATTTTTGGAGCAAATTTAGTAGTCAAGTCTATATCGTATATATTATAAGCGATGTTATCGTTATATAACAAATTGTTGCATGCTCCAACAAATGAGCCGTCAATTTTGATTGAAAACCAATCTACTCCTACATTGCACTCCCATCCTCGAAAATCGTTTAACCGGTTTAAAAGAATGTAATTATCTGTTACTTTTTTCTTCTTACCATCGAGTCCAGTAATGTAAGGTGTAATACGAGGGGTTTTATTATTCCACAAGAACCAAAATATATTTGATCCCCTAGCTCTAACTTTTCCTATAACTTTCTTTTGTTCATCTGTGTAGTTGACATCTTTATGAAGAATTTCGCCATACCTAATAGACCATCGACGCTTACTCTTCTTATAATATTCTATAGTTTCTAAGCATTTGTCCCAGTCCCAAGGATCCATTAATACAGTAGTAACTCCAATCACGCCTTGTTCATAGAGTAAATCAAGCAAATCTCTATTGTGTTCTACTTTGGAGAATTGTTGATGATGGCTAATCAGTACATAGTCTAAGTAAGGTGCTGCTTCTCTCCACCACGATAATTTTTTTGAACCGTTAGAAATCAAATTAAAAATGCAATTGTAATTTTCCTTGAAGTGTTTTATAAAATCAAGGAAGCGAGACCAGTGTGTAACTTCTCCGCCTAACAGACAAAATTCAAATCGTCTTTTATTAGTGTTTGCAATATAATAATCTAATACGTGCGATAAATTTTTCACTAATAAATCGTAATCAGGCCATTTATACTCGGCAGCGTGTGACTCAGGCCAACAATACCAACATTGAAAATTGCAGATATCTCCGACAGAAAAATCTATTCTTAGATAGTCATCTGGCCATTTCTGTTCTACTCTTATTATTGTATTCATTTGTTAGTTAATTCTATATGAACATTGTTTATATTCTTAAATTTTATTTTTTTGTAGTGAAGCAGCTATGATTTCTGCAGTTTGCTTACAAGCAACAGGGCCAGGATGCATACAGTCTCTAGCAAAATCAATGTTTTTAATTTTTTCAAAGCTATTACTAAAATCTAATAATTTTTCAGTCTCATGATCGAACGAGTATTCATATACTACTGTTCGAGTTTTCCATATTAGTTGAAACATTTTCTGAGCTATAATTGCGTTAGCTTGAGGGTTATATTTATTTTTAGTCCACAAATCCATGTAATTATATTTTTCAAAACTCCAAGATCCATAATTTTCTACTCCAGTCTGATTGTAAGTCATACACCGGTCATAGGCAGGCCATCCCATTATCACAGCCTTCGGAGTAGGATAACCATCAGCTAAGATTACAGAATTATGTAAATTAAAATTCATAGATGTGCCGCCTTGGCCTAAATTTATAACCGGTATTTTTAGAATATTTTCTAGTTGACAGCTTATTGTATGAGAATCATCAACGCCTACACCGTATACATTAGAACAACCAAATATTACAATTGAATCTGCCCAATTTATTTTATCAAATTCTGTGGTCCTATATCCGTTAGAATTGTTGGTATATTTTACCAAGTTAGTTCTATAGTACCAATCTTGAGGCTGTATTTTTAAATTTTTTTCATAAAGTAGTGGGGTATCCATTCCAGCCCATTCCCGTACCCCATCACTATTATTCACAGGTATAAATTTGTTTTTCTTTAGATGTTTATCTATGTCAACAGGTAAAACGATATCTAGCATATTATATTTTTATTTTAGGTATTTTACTATCAGCTGAGCTAACACAACTAGGCGTAGTGCATTGAACTGATTGTTTGAATAATTTAAATCCGCAATCCAATGTTCCTAATATTTGATCGTGACAGCTATAACTGCGTTTTACCTCATTGCCTCGTATTATAACACTTTGGTAGCCACTATTGCAAGACCAGTTTTGAAATTTATTAAATCCAAATGCATTAAATCTTTCGGCTTGGTCGAATAAATGTTCAGTGCCATCTTGTTCATACAGTGCTATTTGATAAAGTTCTTCGCCGCTTGCACGTTGCGGAAATCCTTGTTGCATTAGTTCTATCATTCTAGGACTATAACCATCCACTACCGAACTTGCTGTAGGATCACTTTGCGGTTTAAGCGTTACATTAATACCCCTGTCAGCAAAGCGTTGTAATCTTTTATACAAATCATAAAATTGCTCAGGCACCATTACTTGATTTATTGTTACATGAACACCGTCGTCTATCAACTGTAATATTTTGTGGGCAAAATCAATTTCATTGGCAAACTCTGCATGGAAGCTGGCTGTGATGCTCCTACGTTGTAATAACGAAGTATTACTTGCCCAATTTGCCCACCATTTGTTCCCGGGACTGAGATTGGTGGTCATATGTACACTTTGGTAAGGTGTAGTAGGACCGTCATCCAAATGTTTGATTAATTCGAGTAAATGTTTATAAGCAGTAGGTTCACCACCACTGAACGACCAATGGAACTGGTTAAACCCGTTGTCTCGTGCTTGACGCTTGATCTCATCTACAGTAGATTTATATACTTCAAGTGGTTGGTGATCAATTTGGTCACTGCGGGCATAGGGCCAGCAATAACTGCAATTATAGTTACAGAATCTACCCAAAATCCAACTGGTGGAAAATAATGGACGCTCTAGCATTGTACGTTGTCCAAAACGTACAATATTTTGGAAAGGAATATTGTCGAAGCTCATTGACTTTATTTACGTTCGACTATATAATTAATACGTAGACGTGAGTGGAACTTGGTATACCTCCT